ATAGACACCCCGACGGGGCGGGCCAACTCCCGCCCCGTTTTTGTTTGTACACAAGGAAAACCGATGGTCGCTCTGATTGGATCTGTTCGCCCGATCGACAACCTAGATGACCGCAAACAGATTTGCATCGCACTGGAGAGGACGACGTCGGCAGGCAGGATCGCCTTTTTGAACTGGGCGTTGACTCTGGCTCCGATCAATCTCGCTTCAGGCGGCAAAAACCCACTCAGGGCCACCAGCGAAGGAGACAAGGGAGTTGTCCCGTTTCCGTGGGGATCGGTGGAGCAAGTTTACTTCGATTTGATGACAGCGATTCAGCAATACAACGTGCCGATTGATCTCGTCTTGAGAGGTCTTGAGGCTCAGGCGAGTCGGATGCCGGTCGGTCTTCAATTGCCAGCCAACTACTGAGGTGAGCGGTGGGCTACTACAGCACCAACGAAGACGTGAACAGGTACATCAACGCCTGCGCCATCACATCGTTGACGACGGGCGACCCGTCTTCATTGTCGACAGACACGGATCAACTTGAGTTTGCAAGAGAGTACGCGCACGAGGAGATCAATTCGTACATCGTCAACCAGTATGACCTGGCGGCCGCCAATGCAGCCAAACCCGCATGGCTGGCGCATACCGAGGCCATCCTGATTTGCGTCTGGCTGTGCCGTCACAGTTCCAACGGAACAGTCCCGCCAGGGCTTCAGGCGTACTACGACGAGCGGATGCAAGCACTGAACATGATTGCGAACGGGCAGAAGCAGATTCCGGGGCTTGCCGTCAGGGCTGATCCCGGAGTCTCAATGAGCAACCTTCACATCGACCATCGGTACGACAGCCACAAGATTCGCACGCAGCCGTGGACGAATACCGGTGACCAGAGATCGGAAGTTGTTCGAAACAATTCGCCTTACCTTCCATTTGAGTAACACCGATGTCCGGACGACTGGTTCGAGAGGCTGTGAGAAACCAGATTCGCAAGCACCTGCGAATCAAGGAGTCGCAGTGTCTCGTGACAGACAATCCAGGGGAACCGCCGCCAGACGCTTCACAGTTGTTCATCGCCGTTCACCCCGGCGTATGGCGACGGTGGGGCGGCTGGAAGCTGGGACCCACGTTTGACGAGGAGTTTGGTTGCCGGGTGACGGTCAGCGTCAAGGCGGGAGCGATTCAGCCTCAATGGTGGGGCGAGGTGATTCTCCAGAAAGAGGAGCCGATCACCAGTTGCGGAGCCGCCATCGAGGCCGTCTGTCGATCCATCGCGGTTTTCCTGCACGACAATGAAGACGTCGTTTGTGACCTGAACACGGAAATTGGCGCAACGCAATTTACTGGCGGGCTGTTTTTCGCCGACGGAGGCGAGGCCACGCCAAGAACGGCGAGCTGGTGGAGATGTCCGGCACCGAAGGACTCTCCACCAATCGGGCTTTCGCAAACACTTTACTTTGACGGGCTTAGACGAACCCAATCATCCGAAGGGGCCATCTGATGGCAGACCAGCCGCAAAAAGTTCCAGTCCACCTGATTATCCATGACCCCAACGGTCCAATCCAGTTGGCGACAACGCGGGTTCGAGTGTGCTGCACTCCGACGAGCGGATGGCCTCAGGCCGCGTCCGCAGTCCCGGACAAGAGGGTAATCACCTGTCCACTTTGCCTGAAGACAGAAGAGTTCAAGGAATTGGAGCAGAGCGCATCCGGCAAGTCCGATGCGGACGCTGCCGTCGAAGCGATGCAGAAACAGCAGGCCGAAGAAGCCGCAGAAGGGGGCGGTTCCGCAGAGTGACCGCCGAGAACAAGACAACCAACGCCGACAACACAAGGAACAGGCCATGCCTCTGACTACCGGCTTTCAATCTGGATCGTACACCGGCACCTGGAGCGGAGACTCTCTCGGGCTGATCACAGACGCGTGGCGGATTCGTCAGACGTTCGAATCGCATGCCGTCCGCGCGGACTACTACGGCGACTCCGTCATCGACCTGATCAAGCGGGGCGGCAACGCCTTCTGCATCTTCGAGGGCCTCCAATGGTCCTCGGTGGCCGTGGTCCTCGGTGGCTCGACCGCCATCGGGACGATGGGAATCGCGAACCTCGGATGCCTGGTGACCAACACCGCCTTTGCCGATGCGCTCGTTCTGACGGCTCGCATCGCCAGCGGCAGTTGCGCTCCATCCCCGGCGTCCGTGACCGCCTCGCTGGCGACTGTCGCCGAAGGATTTGACGTCGAGTACGCGCTGGGCAATTCGCTCCGGTCCCTGCCGATCATGCTCCGGCTTCTGCCGTACCTGAGCAGCAGTGAAGTCTACTGGTATCAGATGACTTGATTTGACGCCAAGGATGGTTCGCCATGTCGGGTGACACGCCTCGCAACGAGAGCGGTTCGCCGTTCTGGGACGACGTTGACTCCTCGTTTTGGGAGGGCGACGACGGTCCCGATGCGCCTCCCGGCATGGAAACCAGATCGTCCGCATCGCCGAGTTCCCTGGGTGAATCAGACGACGAGCTGATTCAGGCGATTCAGGAAAACACCGAAGCGATTCGGGCAGCGACTGAGTCAGAGGTTGGGCCAGTGGAAGCAGCCTCCGCTGGCGGTGAGTTCCGACAACAGGGCCAGGATGACGGCGAGGCCATCGCTCGCGCCATTGCCGACGGCTTTGATCGACTTCAGACAGGCCGAGCCTCTTCTCCTGATGCAATGACCGCCTCGGGAGTTCAGCCGCCAGGTGGGTTGATCGGCAAGCTGGACGAGATCGCGGGAGTTCTCCGCAGCAGCTTCCAGCAGATCACTGGCGTTGCGGCGCCGACGGCAATGGAATCGAGCGGTCTCGCGAACTTCGCGACCCAGTTCACGGCGGGCATGGCTGGAGGCGACCAGGTCAGCCAGCTGGCAGCCAGCAGGCTGTTTGGCCAGAGTCCACAGCAGCAGATCGACCGGCAGTTCGGCATGAGCAGCCGAGAGGCTCGATCGATTGCGGGGGACTCGGACAGCTTCGGCAGGTTCAGCGAGATCGACAGAAACCGCGCAAGCGGTCAGTACACCGATGACCAGGTTGATGAGGCGAGATCGTGGCTCGAACGACATGCCCGAGCGACCGACCACCAGCGGGCGAGCGAGTTCGTCAACGCGGGCCTCCAGCAGCAGGGCGGGTTCGCTGCACTGCATGCTGGTCGAGGGTTCGCCCAGATGGCCGCGCAGGGCGTCGCCGCTTCGTCCGGACAGACGGGCGTTTCCGCCATGAAGGCAGCGTCAGGTGTTGCACATATCGCCGGTGGTGTCAGTACGGCGCTCACGGGCGGTCCGCTTGGGATGGCGGCGGCGGGAGTCGTGGAAGGATTCCAGTCGATCATTGCTGCATCCAGCGAGTTCGACAACTCCGTCCGCGCGATGGCGGGTGACCTGAAGCAATACAGCGCCGAAATCTCCACTGCCGAGGCGATGGCGAAGACGCATGAGATCGAGGGCGATATCCGTCGGGCGGACGTGGTGGGAGAAGGAGTCGGGAAATACATCGAGCAGACTTCGGAAATCGGGCAGTTCGCCAAGGACATTGAGGCGTCGCTCATGACGGCCGGAGTCGCAATTGTCAATCCTGTTCTGGAGATCCTCAAGCCGATTCTGGCGTGGCTGACAGAGAACGCAACCGAGGCAATCGCCAGCGGGCTGGATATCGCCGCGTTTCTCGTCGAGCTCATGAAGCCTGTTGTCGAGTGGTTCAGCCAGCACAACGCCGAGTTCATGGACTCCGTGGCGGAAGACATGAGGAAGTCGAGCCGAGGCATCAGCAAGCTCGTTCAGCTTGGCGAAAAGGATCATGCCCAGGAAGGGCTGGATATCGACAAGTGGATGAACCAGTTCCTGCACGGCCACGGAATGGGCGACGACTTCGAGCAGAACCGGTTCGGAAATGTCCATAACCGAGGACCAAAGCGAAAGCCAAAAACGGCCGGACAATGGGGATTCGGCCATAATGGGGTATGACAGATGGCGTCACTCGAAGGCATCGGGTACATCAAGTACAACGGACTCACGTTCGATGGGCCGATGATTTCGTCATCGGTCAACATCGAGTCCGTGCGCGATGAATCCGATCGGACGGTGATGTTCCATCGCGTCACGATTCAGGTGAAGGCCATCGTCACCACAAACTCGAACGGGGCCATCTGGCAGGACTCAGAGACCGCAGGTTCATCGTGCGGAGTCGATCCGACATCCGGCACGTATCTGAACATGATGGACCGGATTCGGTGGATGCTGTCGCAGGACGGCAAGCCGCTCATCTTCGAAGACAAGATCTTCAAGCGGTTCAGGGTGAACACCGGCGACGACGACACGCTGATCGATGTCGATTTCGGTCCACGCGTCCGCGTCGGATCGATTGTTCCCATCGCCTCCAACAAGGCGTTTGAGGTGTCGTGGACCGTCGTGGCGTCCGTTGGCCAGTGCCCGCACTACGACGGGTCCGACAATCTTGACGGGCTTGTCAGTCAGGAGTGGGCCGTTGGCGACGTCAAACAGTTGTGCTACGCCGTGGAGTGGACGGCAGATCATCGCGGGTACTCCACTAGAACCGTCTCAGGTTTTCTTGAAATCGTACTCGCGCCCGCCATGACGGACGGGATCGGCGTCATCTCCGCCGACGACTACCGGGATCGGATCACCATCTCGATGCCGCAGGCGTTTCGCCGACGATCCAGCGTGTGGAGGCTCAACGAAAAGCGAGACCGTATCAACTTCCAGGTGACGGACGAGGAGATTCCGTCACCGAACCCATTTCCTCCGGGCGTCACGGACATCGAAATCAGCCACGAGATTTCGATCGGAGAGCAGGCGGGGTGGACACAGGGGCGCAGTGTCATCTCGGGATTCTGCGAAGTCGCAAACCCGCTTCCGACCTCTGTGGCCTGGGAGAGAATTTACCCGATTCTCGATACCAGAATCTCCGCAGCCCGCGCGGCATACGGCGGAATTCTGCTGACGGGCATTCGAGTCACGGAGCATCTGTTTGCGAGGCGAGTCGATTTCTCGATCAGCTTCTACAAGCTGTCGTCGAGTCCATACGGATTCCTGAAGTCTTCCGGAATGTTCACCGCGACGGAGGACAACTGGAGCGACTGGCGCAAGACGATGTTCGGAGAGGACGAGAACACGAACGGGGCGACCTACTCCGATCCGGAAACTTCCGCCAATCCAATTCCGCTTCCGTGGTCACGCAGAGCGGCCGCCAACCTCAGTTTCGAGCCGTCAGACGACGTTTTGATCACGCCCTGCACAGCGCAGCCGGTATCGGTGACTGTCCACAACCAGCGGGCGATCCCGTTCCCAATGGACCTGCAAAGCGCCCTGAGGAACGTGTGCCCCCTCGAAAACAAGTCGTATCTGCTTTACCGGTCTCGGGTGAACATGACGGACCCGATGAAGGCGTCATTCTTCGCCGTCATGGAAGCTGAGGCGTCAGGCCCTCAAACCGAGGAGGCCAAGCTCGAAGACGGCACAGCCACGCCATACCAGGGATCAGAGGCCAACAACGCCAGGGTTTCCCGGTCAGACAGAAACTCAGCGAAAAACGAGTTCACGCTCCACATTCGAGCGGCTCGCGTCGGGTTCCCGCCAGAGTCCCCGAAGATCATGAAGCAGTTTCTGGACGACGTAAAGATCACCAAGGATGGAAGCAAGGGAAAGTACACCGTCCAAAAGATTCTGGGGTGCCGCGTCTACATGCAGGAATGGGACGTCACCTACGTCATCGGCAAGCCGTCGAAAGAACTCGGGACCACGTTCGGCGAAATGTTCAAGAAGATCTTCGCGACGGTCACGTTCCCGAACGGCGACCAGTCCGACATTGAGGACAACTGACGCAGCAAATCCCTCGCAGAATCTCATGTTTGAGCCACGGGAGACTGGTTTTATGATTTCCAGAACCCACCAGAGAGTTCTATTCCTTCCTCAAGAGTGAGTGAGCAATGTCTGAAGAGACCATCGACTTTGACGGCGACAAGGTGACCTTTTCGGTTCGTGGCGAATCTCGGACGTTCTATGCCGCAGACGAGGTTGCGGCGATTGACGACGAAATCAAATCGCGAGACTCCAGCATCAGGCCGGAGGATCGCACGCCGGGCGGAAAGTTCCAGGACTCCGTTGACGAGAATGGTCGCATTGTTCCGTTCACACACGCTCGCGGCGACGCATTCAAGACAATTCTGGTTGAGCACTTCCAGTCCAGGCACGGACTCACAGTGTCCGCCTACACCGCCTACGCCATGTACTGCAAGCTCGTCAAGGTGAAGGACAAGTACCTCGATTTTTTCGTGAGTGGGCCGAATTCGCGGCCACCTTCGGATTCCCGCCTCCCGACGGCTTCCGCCGACGAGGCAGCATACGAGCTGCTCTCCATCACGCGCGCCGCCTGCGAGCGGCTGAAAGACTCGAACAGTTCTACGACCGAGTCCTCGACCCAAAAACAAGAGAACGCGACCTGATCATCCAATCCACTGGGGATGTTGAACTCGCAGAGCGGCGACTCAGAAAGCGGATTGCTGACGAAATGGAAGAGTCCATCAAGAACGGAACGGCCAGGTAATCATGACGGAAATGACCGCCAAAGACCTTCTGGAAGTTCAGGCGTCAGCCTACCAGCCGCCTCCGAACCATCGAGGATCGATGAACGATCTCGGCCTGCCGATGTTCACCCTCAGGCAGGTTGAGCTGATGCGCCGCGACTCCACGATCAAGCTGGGCGAAAACATCCTGAAGTCGCCCCTGATGCACGTGAAGTACGAGGTCACCGGCCGTCCGGACGTGGCTCAGTTCGCATCCAAGCAGATGATGTCAGCGTGGGATCTCGTTGTCCCCAAGATACTCAGCGCTCTCTGGTACAAGGTGGCGTGTGGCGAATCGCTGTACAAAAAGAACTCCTCGACAGGGATGATGGAGATCGCCGGGATCAAGGACTTTCACCCATCCGACTGCGACTTCCTGGAGATCGACAAGAAGCTCGTCGGCATCCGAGTGCGAGACCGGAACGCCAACGCCCCTCGTGACAAGGATGGATTCCACGATTTGTACGGGATGAAGTCCTTCACGTACATCCACAAGCAGCAGTTCGGATCGCGGGACGGCGTGTCGGAACTGGAGGGCGCATACCATCCGTGGCTGATCAAGTACGGCCGCGACGGAGCGCTGGCAGAAAGAAGTTTGTGGTTCCACAAAAATTCTTATCACTCGGGGATCATCTTCCATCCGCCCGGAGACTACCAGTGGACCAAGCCTGACGGTTCTCTGGGGCTTATTCCCTACCGCGACATCGCCCGGCAGGCCGTCGAGCGAGCCGCGACAGGAGCTGTCTGGGCGTTTCCGCAGGCGTTCGACGAGAAGGGAAACCGTCTCTGGGAGTACGCCGAGCCGAAGATCAACGGCGACGGAAGCCCCATGATCAACTACGTCGAGCAGCTCAACACGGAAATGCTGCGCGGCATGGGAATCCCCGACGACATCATTTCACAGACCAGCGGAACTGGCTCGTATGCCGGTCGGTCAATCCCGTTTCAGGCGTTTCTCAATTCGCAGAACGACACCGTGCGGGCAATCTTCCAGGCGATTGTCAAGCAGATGGTCGCATACCTGTGCTGGTGGAACTTCGGTTCGATGGACTTCGAGTTCCACGACGTTCAGGTGGATCGATCAAAGCTCCTGCCATCAGACGAGCCGGAGCAGCCGCCAGGAATGGTTCCACCGGGAATGGCTCCGCCAATGCCAGGGGCAGAGCAGGGCCAGCCGCCAGTTGATCCACAGCAGGCCGCAGCAGCACCGCCGATGGACCCGCAGCAGATGGCGGCAATGCAGGCATCAATGGCTGGCGCCCCGATGTCAGCCTAACAGGAACGAGGTGCGAGATGCTCGCCATAATCGCTTTGATGCTGATGCAAGTCGACGCCGCAAACCCCGAAAACGCGCCCGTGCAGGAGCCGCGTCAATTCGTGCTGTACTGCGACGAAGGCTGGCGGTCCGCCGTGCTATTGAGCGAACTGAATAGGGAGTGGAATCAGGTTGGCGACAGGATTCAACTGGCGCCAGCCGCAAAGAAGCATCTCGACGACATGAACTACAGGCGTCTCTGTGTCCGCCAGTCCGTGCGAATCGTGTCTCATGCCGGACCTCGCATTGCGGCGCAACGGCTCCCGCATTATCCGGCATGCACCTACGGGGATTACGGGTCGCTCATTCGGTTCGATGATCGAGCTTTTTCGGCCAGCGGTATGCCACTGCTGACGCTGGAAACAATCGTCGTCAACACGAAGGCGGACCTGACCGAGTGGAAGTCGACTTGCGAGTCGATCGAGAGCACGGCGAGGAGCTATCACGTCTCGGAGGCTGCCGACTGGCTGAGGGTGACTCACCCGCAGGAATGGGAATCGATGTTCAACGGCAGCGGCGAGTACGGCGATCCGTGGCCAATCTATAGCTTTGATGGGATTCGCGAGCGATTCGGCGCTTACGACGGGTATCCGGAATTCACGCCACCGACTCTGCCGCCGTGTCCACTCCGAAAATTCCCGTGGGAGCGATGACATGCCGTCGACTCCTGCGGCCGGGTACTCATTCGCCTCTCTGGGAGGTCAGCCTCTCGTTTCTTCTGCGTCAGCCCTGATGGCGTTCGAGGAGAACGGGTGGGACTCGTCCGTCTTTGCCGGTCGCGCCAACTCGTTCCGGAATCCCTTGGGCGAGGAGATTGGACACGGCTGGGTTTTGATGACAAGAGAGCATCTCCATGAACTCAACACTTCCGAGTCGCTGACTTTGGAGTTCGGAGTTGGTGAGTCCGACAACCTGATTCAGCTCAACGGAATCTATGTCCGGGGAGCACGCCGAATCAGCCCTGGACGGTCGCACTCTGACACGTCGCTCTACCTTGTCGAGTTGGTGGACAAGCGATACTACCTTCGGCGCAAGAGGATCAATCGGCGTTTCAACTGCATGGTTCCCGGAGACACATCCGGGGATTACGTGCAAGACACAACAAACAACGGAACGCCCTGGACATGGTCGGAGGTGATTACGCAACTGTGGACCGCAAACACCCCCAGCCTGATCGGAGGAATATCTCTCCCAGACTTGTCGGACCTGGACAGCGAACCGCAGAACCTTCGCTACGAGGGAATCTCAGCGTGGGAGGCACTGAACGACGCATGCCGCCGAGTTGGCTGCTCCGTTGTCTACGACAATGCTTTCGCAGACAACTTCTACGTCGTTCGACTCGGTCGGATTGGGACAGAAACCGTCCCGCAGTTTCACTCGCAGGGCGGAACCGACGTCACGAAGGCAGGTGTCACCGACGCGTACTACTCCGCAGGGAAGACCACGAGACCGACTGACGGGAACGACGGGCTGTTCCAGGACGAGGAGGTCCTTCAGGGCGACTCGATGATCCCGGAGACGGTCACGGTGATGTTTCCCACGGCCTACGGAAACAACCAGACAGCAGATGAACTCGTTGGAGAAAACGGCGGCGGAGGAGGAAAGTGGTACGCGGTCGCCATCGATGGCACAAACGAGACCGAGCTTCCAGCGTCGCCTCAATGCGACTTCTACGACAGCACCGCCTCGCCAGCAACCGGCAGAGTCCCTCGACCGACATTCTGCCCCGGCACCGAGGTCATCTTTTACGAGACGGCACACGCGTTGTTTGCCGCCGCTGGCAATGCGTACCCAACAAACGAGGAAGATCTCAAGAAGAGAGCAAAAGAGATCGCTCGCGACGTCTACCGGACCCTCGTCGATTGTGCGGGGGCTCACGTCGGCTACGCCGGAATCCACTACGACGACGACTCAAACCCAACGATCCCCGGCAAGACCGTGTCAGAAGTGGCGTGGGGAGACTATGGCAACGGATTTCGAACAGACATCTACCGAGAACCGCCAGAACTTCTGCCGACCAAGCCGCCATTCATCAACTTCCCGAGCACGGGAGCGTACTGCGAGGGGCGACTGCTGACAGAAATATCAGCGGCAACCAATTCGCTCACCGGAGCAACAGAGTTCAAGTTTGTTCGATTCGTCCGAGACGACAGCGTAGACCCACAGGCAACGCCATTCACCCTGAAGGAAGAGACTGAACTGATCGACAACGTCGACACGGAAGTCCAGACGACTGGAGTGAATCGCGACACGAACCTGACAGCGGAGCCGGACGCCTACGGAGTTTTCGTGCGCGTCAACGGAGAGTGGCGACCTGTCTGGATTAACGACCCATGCCCAGCGTAACAACAGGAGGTTTTCAGATATGGCAACATGCACGTTCATCAACAACGCAGCAAAAACCAAGGACACTTGGACGATTACCGTGGGTGGGACATGGATCGCCGGGGAAACAATCACAATTCCCGTCGGATCAAAGAGCCTGGTCATAACAATTGGCTCCTTGGTCACAACCTCTCAGGTGGCAACAACGATTCGGCAGGCATGGGAGTCGATCTCATTCAC